GTGGCATCAATCCTGCAATGAACAGTCAGACTGCAACTGAAATTCTTGTACAGCAGAACAACTCAGAAAGCAACGTTAACAGCTTGTACGAAAACGCATCTGATACTTTGTACAGCTTGACAAAGACTATTCTTGAATGCTTGTGCTATGTTGAGAACATCGACAAGTTGCCAACGTTCAAGCTCATCAACGGACCACAGATCATCACGAGAATGATGAAGAGACGTCAAGAACTTCTAGCTTTGAGTTCGATCGTTGATGACAAGACTAGAACAATTCTTGCAAAGCATGTTGCTGAAACATTTGACGCTGATCTCAAGGAACCACTTGTTGCTGATATCGTTGCTAACAGTTCTGACGTAATGTTCTTGAGTGACAGTAATCAGGGTGAAGATCCTCAAGCTGTGTCTGTCTTGAACAAGATGAACGCTGTTCTTGAAGAAACTCAGCAAGAACTTGAAGCACAGATCGTTGCTAATGCTGAACTTAAGAAAGAACTTGACATGGCTAACCTACAGCTCTTGAATGCTAAGGAACAGCACATTATCGAAGTTCAAAAGCACATTGATGATGTCGAACTTGAACATCGTAAGCTTGACATCGAAGAAGCAAAGGTTAACATCGATGCTGCTAAAGCTGATGCTGACATGACTAACGATGCTGTTAAGCTTGAATCTGATCAGAACATCGAAGTCATCAAGTTAAAGCAGGAACTTGCAGATCTTGAAAAGAAGAAACTAGAAATCATGAGCAAGATTTCGGGAGTATAGCAATATGATGGATCATTTTACTGCATTATGGCGTAAACTTCGTGGACTTGATGTAGAAGATCCTCAGAAAGATCAGGAATATCGCGTAATTGAGGCTGATGAACCTTATTCGAATGTTCCTGATTATCCTGCATCTACGTTCATAAAAAATATCAGATACAGACCGAGTGAAAGAAAGGCGTACGTAACCATGGGTAACAAAGTTTATTGGTATCCGATGACTGAAATGCAAATGGTTAGATGGTTGCGTAGTCCTTCTCTTGGTCAGTGGTACAACTTACATATGAAACTTAAGAAATAGAAGAGGTTTTCATGTCACGTATTTCAGTGAGAGATTTAATCGTTAATGCACTTGATGAAACAGGCTTGTGCAGTAGAAGTCAACCGGCACCTGCTAATCTCATGGTGTCTGGTTTGCAATTGCTCAAGAAAAGAGCAGCACAATATTCAAACACAAACTTGCTACAGTTTACTCGTAAAGAATTAGACATCGAACTTGAAAAGCATGAGTTCATCATCGGTGAGTACGAAATCACAGAAGACTACGAAAATCTCGTTATCTTTGTCGATTACGCAGAAACACTCAATGACATGGATCCTGCTGACGATGAGTACTATGGCAAGATCATTTGTGCTAAAGACAATCAGCAATGCTATGAAGCAAGACACATCACTACTTCTACATTCTCATGGATTCCTGTTGGTCATGCTAGAGAACGTACAGATGTGTTCGAACAAGTACCTGATTACGAAATAAAGAATTTGCAAGAAGTTACACAAGCTTACATTCAGTCGAAAGGCAATAACGTAGTAGACTGGAACGAACTTAACTTTGTTGCTTACGAAGACTTCTATCAGTACGGCTTAACAAATCAGATTTACAGTGTGTTGCCATTGACAGATAAATGCTCGAAGATCTTGTTGAAGAAGACATTGCCGATCAGTCAGTACAAGCTTAAGTTGATCTACAACGAAGCATTTGAATTCGACATGGATACACAGTTCAACATTCCAAAGCAGTTCGTTGCACTATTCAATGCTGCATTAGTCTATGACTTCAGTGTTGCATATCCAAGACTTAGTGAAGCAACCGTTCAGATCTTGAAGGCAAGACTCGATGAACTTGAACACAATGTTAGACGTGGTTCTTCAGTCAACAAATTCATCGGCAGAGACTTCACAAAGGCGATGTGGACATACGGTGACTTTGTTGCAGGTAGATTCTTAGGAGTATAAGATGGCAAGAGTAAATCTTATCGAGAACATTGTTGGTGGTCAGGAAGTTAGCGATATTCGTATTGCTAACCTTTCTGAGTGTATCAACATGTACGAAGAACATCAAGGTGATGGTGCATCTGCTACATCACTTATTCGTAGCATCAATGGTTCAACATTACTATGTGATATTACAGACAGAAAGTGTAGAGGAATCTTTGAAGCATCAAGGGGTGCTGATGGCTACCCTGTTCTATTTGCTGTGTTCGGACCAAGACTATACTGCATCAACAATGTAAATGGTGAGTATATAGCAACTGAAATCTACAGCTCATTGACTAACACTGATGAGCCTGTTAGCATGTGTGAAACTGGTGGTGAAGGTAGTGCACATCCACACTTGATCGTTGTTGATGGTGCAAACGTAATTGCATGTAACACAGAACTCAGTCCTGAAGACATGAGAGACCCAAGCTTAGACGGTTGCAGATCAATTGCGTTACCTTATCGTGTAAGACAAGAAGATCCTGAACAACCAAGTCAGAGAATCATTCCGACACACTGTGCATATCTTTACGGCTACTTAGTTGTCAATGATAGTGGTACTGATGCTTTCTACACAACATATCAATATCCGTTTGAACGTGAAGAAATGAACAGACCAGGTTCAATTGACTACGACATCTTCATGATTGACAGTTCGCATCCTACTGAAGTCGGTTACAAAGACTATGGGTTCGTTACATATTCTGAATGGAGTCCTGATAACACTACAGCACTTGTTTCGAATAGCACATTGCTTTACACATTCGGACCGAAGAGCACACAGATCTTTACATACAACAGTGACGTTGAAGCTCCATTCGTTAGCCCAACTAATGCTGCAAATAGCATCGGTATTAAAGCTGTCAGAAGTCTAGCTTGTGTAGGTGATTACGTCTTCTATCTTGGTGCATCTGCAATTGGTGAAAACGGAATTTACTATTGGCGTGCTAATCAGTTGACTAAGATCAGTACACCTGACATCGAAAGACACATTAGCAAGATGAAGAATCCAAGTGATGCTGTTGGTCAGTGTTGGACAGAATCTGGTCACATGTTCTACGCTATTACGTTCTACGAAGATGACTACACTTATGTGTTCGACATTCTTGAACAGAAGTGGCACAGACGTTCAAGTAAAGATGCAAAGACAAACGTTCAACACTATTGGAGACTTCTATTTGCTACATTGCATGAAAGCAAAATCATGTTCGGTACTGAAGATGGTAAGCTCGTTTATCTCGATCCGAATAAGTATGAAGAATACGATGGACGTCCAATGGTAAGAATCAGACGTAGCGGAATGATGATGAACAACTACCAAGACTACATTGTAAACAGTGTTCGTCTAATCGCTAATCTTGGTGACTTTGAAAATGCAAACTTAGTACCTAAGATCATGATGCGTTACTCTGAATCTGGTGGTAACTTTAGCAACCAGGAAATCGGGTTACTCGGTCCTCAAGGTCGTTATGACTATGTGCTTGAATGGTGGAGACTTGGACTACATAACATCTGTTGCCTTGAATTCAGTTGTTCAGATCCTGTGAACTTTGCAATACTTGGTGCTAAGATCTCATACGACTTAATCGACAGGTTCTAATATGGCACTTAACAAAGTAAAATTAAACGACATTAGCATGTTCAGTGATGACAATGAAGTTTGTCTGGCTTTAGTTGGCAAGTACGCTAAAGACTATCAGACAAACTATCAATTGTCTATTATCAAGAACGTATGCTTCATTAACACTACTGGTGATTGCTCTATCGAAGTACCGAATCATTACACATTCAAGTTCACAGATGATCTTGGTGCTCACGTAGTCGATGAAAGCACAAATACTTTAACAATCAAAGGAATTACAAGTTTGTTTTTCCACATCAAAAACACATAAATATTGAAAGAGGTTTTATATGGCAAATTATGCGGGTAATGCTATTCAAGGTGCTGGAACCGGTGCAGCAGCTGGTGCAGCTTTCGGTCCTTGGGGCGCTTTAGCTGGTGGTGCTGTAGGT